GTGACGGTTCGCACTCGCCTCTAAATTTGCGGCTCCGCTAGAGCCTACTAATTTTTCAGCTCAACCTACCGCTAGGTCAAATTTATCGGTTCGCAACAGTGGGCCCATCGCCCATCCTTACTAATCCGAAGGGAGGTAACCCCATATACCTCACCACCGTAAAATCATCTGCCGCTCCCACGTACAGATAATAATTCGTGTATTCTCTCACATCAATTTTGAACACAAATGTAAGAGCGTCGTAAGTTTCGGGTATGCGTCGTCTACCAAACTGATATAAACGATCAGTTTGGTGTGGTACTTCGATAGACATACTACCGTTACTCACAGTTTGTGCACCTTGAGTGCAATCTTGTATAGCATTTGCAGTCCTCCCTAGGGAAGCCTGAACTACACCTTCAGTTAGGCTAACCAACGTAGTTGGTATATCTACATCAATCCCAGCGACTCTGAAATGAGCACTAGGTGAACTCCGCCTTATGGCTGTTATCTGCGCGTTTGTGTTATCAGCGTAGATATGCCAACGAGTTCCTCCACGACAACCAAGGAACATAGAATATATGTAAGTCATGAAGGATGTGTTGTTTGGAACGTAGTCCGCAGTCTCCTTCCTGTACCCCCTGTAAGTAGGCATGGTCATTTGGGTTATTTCCACCAATGCTTCAGGCATTTCAGATGTGTAATCACCTGAAAACCAACCAGTTAAGGGTGTTGCTCTCTTGATATACGGTCTGAATGAATGGAAATATTCACCGTTGTACAATAAAGGAGTGCCACGTGGCACGTTCGAATCATTCAAAGGGATCGCCTCCTCGTCAATGTATGTTGCTAAAGTCTCCATGGTAGTACCTTGGAAAGAATAATCTACAAACCTTACACTTAAAGTGAGACGTACAACTACACCAGTAGCATCCTGCCCTGCGTAATCGGGGGGGGCGACAGCGGCAACCGCTATTCGCCCCATACGTTGGGCATCTGTAGTCTCAGTGAGGTCCATGAAATCTTTATCCAATAAAAATGGGACTTTTAGAATAACATCTTGAGTTGATCCGAGTTCTAAGAATGTGTGTGCACCTTTCGATAATATCGTAGGTACGATTTTTGCGTTTGTTGATGTGTTGTGGTATTTCATAACACAAAATTGGTCGTTTAAGACAGGGAAGTACGCTAATATAAACTCCCCATACACATAAGGTGAGCAAGACGCTCGTAAGCGTATTTCCAAATTGCTCCTGAAACCATGTGTATGTTTCAGTTTGTCCCTCAAAGTCTCGTTCGTCAGCATTAAAGACCAAGGGTTGTAGAATTTCGTCGTCACCTCACCTAGGGTCCAATCGTAAGTACCGACAAGAAATTCTCTCTCCAAGAAGAGGCCTAAATGAACAGACGATTCTTCTCTAGTTTCTACCCAACCTTCCTCCATCAAGCTGATGGTCACCGCATCGGGTGCGGTACCATCGGTCACAATATTGAGCCCGTCATCGCCGGACTCTTCTCTTATTTCCACAATATCACCATCGGAGTGTGTTCTGCGTGAGGGACGTCGACGTGCTAACCTACTAGGTGTTCGTGGTGTAGCCAACAAATCTGTCTCAGAGGGAGGTCTAGTTATGACCATAATAGCATCATTGAGTCGCCGGGATCCCCAATCCGCAATCGTGGTGAACCATGATCGTGGAAGAAAATAATACCCGGCACCCAATGATACTGAGAGTACGGTAATAGAGAATAAGGCAATACTCATCTCCAACTTCCGCATAAAACTCTCTGGTCGACCATGTCTGAATCCTCTTCTATCCTCCTCAAACCCAGCCTCCTCGTTAATATATGTCGGTGCAAAATTCGATAGGTCGGGTGAAGGTTTGAAAACCCTGAAATTACTACCACCTTTAACCGATACTTTAATAGTCACATTATCTAAGGGCATATTAAACGCACCTTGTAGTCGAGATAGTACTTCGACAGCCATGTAACCGTTACCAATGGTCGGCAATGGACCTGGGGTATGTATTGCAGGGTCGTAATCGGGTGAATTGTATTCACTCCAATCGTAATACCCTATACCTTCGTCTTCGAGGACTCTAGGTACAGGTGGGAAAACAGTTTTGGGTGTAGGGGTGTCCAACAGAACCCCACGTCGTGTAAACGTATGGTCCATTAGGACATGTGGTTGTCCTGGTTTTATCACAATCTCAATCTCTCTCTCCTTCGAAACGTCCCAAATATAGGACGATACCGCCTCGAATGGAGCTCCCGTGACCGGAGGAATGACAGGATCGTATATAACCCGTAACACTCCTCCAATGTTAATAGGAGCTATAATCTTAAGTTTGTAGTGTATATCCCCGGTCCAGGACATGAAAGGGAAGCACAATTCGCCAAGTCGAGTTAGACAATAGGCATTCTTTAAACCTGTAGAACCTGGAACAGCTGAACTGATTTTCAACAGTCTATATAGGCACGGGTCCACTCGCATCCTGATCACTTGTGTCGTCACGCTATCAGAAGATTTCCAGGGGTATGTTTTAAACAACGTCCAAGCTTCAATAAAACCTTCAAAACTTAACGGGTCACCACCCTCTTCACCTGTGGTAACCGGTCGTTCTGCCATAATGTCCGCAGAGAGTTTAAATACATTATCTATCGTGTTGACGACAGACATATTATTATAAGTACTAATAGTCTGCGTTGGTGCAACAATCGATGATGGTTTACTAAATCCCATTAGACTAGCGATCGACGCTGTCGTTTTGGCGGCTACCTGTGTGGCAGTCATTGGTACGGACATGAAAGGGAGCTCTTTCAAAATACCCGCTGCTTCAGCAACGGCTGTAGCTGTTCCACTAATAAACCTCTTGGCTCCTTCCGGTTTTTTCAATTCCTCCTTTGGTGATTCTTCAAAAATTTGCACCTCAGTATACTTAGGGCCCGATTGTTGACCCCCTGGTGTGTACACTTGTGCCTTAGCATAAGGTATGGCATAATTATTGACTTTTACGGAGAACTCAGAACGTTCTACCAGGTAATAGTCAAACATCTTTTTCCAACTCCACTCCAGTTCTTCAATAGTGAGACCATAATCGATCATCTTCAACTTTGCACGATAGAATTCATACTTCTCTTCGCCCCAAAGACTCAATTCCAACAATACCTCTGGTATGCTGATTGCATAATGTTCCAGTTCCGTCAATTGAGAGTCCACTTGCCAATATAAGCGTTTGAACAAACTCTGGTCTCGCAGTGGTCCAACACGCGTTTTTCCAAATTTGGTTCCAACAACACGATTACCGCGAGCAAGGAACATCCACTCTTCACACCATTCCTGGACTGTTTCATATTTTGCGGCCGGTGTGATCTTAACGCCATGTTTGGCGAACCACTCTTGTTGATATGTGTTAGTGAACTTACCACATATTGGTCGCCCGAACAGGCCTGTTTTATACCCTTCTCCAGTATCATCGCCGTTCGTGATTAACTTCACAAACTCTCTGAAATCTTTGTCTGGATAAAGGGAAAAGAAGGCTACGCGTTTCTCCAAAGACACCTCGATACCGTTAGTGAACCCAGTACCGTACAATCCGGATGCGTTAGTTGTTTTAAGTCTAAAGATATCACCTGACATAAAGGTCAATACCTCGACAAAAGTTCGCATGATACCCGCTACGACTGCTACCTCAGCAGCTGTGAAACCTATATGGTGGGCAATTGTTATCATGACTGTGGATGTGGCGTGTTTTAAATTCTGTGCTCTTGTACGATCGAATTTGGATACATCAAGGAACGTCACCTTCCATCTACCACCTTGTGTTAGGTAATCATCCAATTTGGGGACATCAGCATACATGTTCAAACCAAGACCAATCTCAGAGATCCACCTATTTTCTATTAGGAAATCAAAAATCGGTCCAAGAAAACGGATACTGTTTATCAACATTGCGAATGTCGTGCCCATGATCATACGCGGCATTTTCACCTTCCCATCGGAGAACGTTAGGACCTCATCCACTTTGACGTTAGCATTGACAGGTTCAAATGGTTCGACCTGCATCGCCAATTCCCTTTCCACGCGTTTTATATGGAAAATAAGGTGGGGATCAGCGATATACTTACCGTCTTTGAGTGTGAGGTAATTCTTTTTCTTCCCAGGGAAGTGAACACATCCACCCGTTTGCATCTCTATACCAGATGCAGCGAAAGACCCCGGGACGCCATTGATGGCATCACCAATCCCATAAGCACTCCGAGTACTAGGAATTTTTAGTAAAGGGTCTGTGTAATCTCTCACCGCCATATACAGTAACTTAGGATCGAGATCGGGTGTATGTTTAGTTGCCGCTTCCAGATAAGCCTCCATAGGTTCGTACCATTTCCTCCCTGCAAACTGGTCTTTGTGTGTGTCGGGTATACCCAACTCCGTCAATTTTGGTGCAATACTAGTCCTTTTGGCTGCACTCTTGTAGTGGGTCTGGTAATCGAGACTACCCACGTATTCGACATCCGGTCCCAACTCACCACGTTCCTCTAACCTTCGCAAGGGCGAGTTTCTTCTCTTTTCACCAGGATTTTCAAGGACGATTTTCGGTGTCCTAGTGGCTGTGGGATGCATCTCAAAATGATCCATTGCAGCTAGTATACTCCTGGGGGTTAATTCCATAGCGGTCCTACGTCCTCTATCGTCTTTAAGGACACCACCGTGTAGTGCTACAATCTTCCCACGTTTTCCTTCGATAATAACTGGGGCTCCGCAAGCACCAGCATACAAATCCATATTATACGTGATTCCTGGGGATACTGCCCCTGAATCCGCTACTGCATTAGTACGATAATTCGTAATCATCCCAGACTCAGCTCTTGTGGCTCCACCCTGGTCTACATGTACAACTGTCGCGACTTTGTCCCTATCTTCATCGATTTCTCTAACAAGATGGACTATATCCGCGACTGGTAGTCGTTTTGGCGCTCGGATGAAAGTCAGATCAGTCTCACCAACTCTGAAAACGTCTCTAGGATATACAGTGATAGTGTGTTTTTGCAAACCCACATCATATCCAGTGTACCCAGTGAATTCAAATGCTTCCTCACCATAATCAATCGCATGTCCAGCGACAACCCAAAGGTGCTCGTTTAGCGCGAGCATGTGTACAAAGGGTTGTGAATAACATCTGATAATGTTGGGTCTTATAACATGACGTATTTCCTCCGGTGTGGACACAGACATATCATAGCGTGGTTTAGTTTTCTCATACAAGTGAGGGGCTTCCTCATCAATGGCCACAATGTACCTGTTGTTCATACTCTGATAAGCCAATCCACCAACTATACAAGCGACAGCAGTTTGACCAGCAATTAATCCGGGAGTTCCTCCTTCTCTAATACCCGCAACCAATTTGCGGCAATACAAAATTTGATCCATCATAAAATCACGTTCATCGTCCATCGATCGGAAGATAGATGCAATTCGCACAACAATACTCGCTACAATATGGGCGGGCCACAGTAGGTAAATCCACCACCAAACTGTGTGTGACCACCACCAACAAGTGATAATCAAAGGGAAACAACAAACAAAAATTACAATTAGTGCTACAAGTATCAAACCCAAGAACCTGGATTTCAACATATTCCAGTTCTTGGAAAACAAGGACGTTTTGGGTAAGCGCCAATATATCCACGTAAAAACGTAGCGTAGTGGGACAAGGACACCCATCAACGCAAGATCAACTAGGCCTTGGAAAAACTCACGGATAGAATCTTTAACAACCTCATAGTAAGCCGTGTCTAAGATGGTGTTGCTGTTTGTTATATAGAGCAAATCTTTAGACACTTCTGGTGAAAAACTGGCATCAGGTACCCATGTTAAAGGGTGGAAAAATTTACTCTTACCGATGCAAGTTATCACCACTGTAAACAAATAAGCTAAGCGTTCTCTCAATACAAGGATATCAGTGTCCACACCGAAAAATTCTAGTGCATAATCCAACATACCTTGTTTACCGTGTAGTCTGTACTCCGTATGACCCTTTGTCATCTTGAAATGCTGCCTGTCCAACCTTTTGTAGATGAATCTCCGAATCTTACGTGGGATGTCTTTCAACCACAATTTCGGTGTAAACTCATCAACAATGTGTGATCGATGCAAACCTGTGGATTCCTCCGTAATATACGCCGTCAATGGTAAGCGAGCTAGATCTAACAGCGGTTTTTCAGGTTCCTCCCACACCATAGTTTCTAGGTTTGGCCTTTTACCTGCCATGTTTTTGATATAAGATACCACAAATTGTTGGGCCCGTAAGAAAATTTTCACGTCCTCTATCCAAAATGCAATAGCTTGGTGGAAGGAAACATCCTCCAATGGTTGACCATTGTGGTCCTTTTTAATGACCAATCGCCACTTTGGTTGTGTGACGACAGGTACTTCACCAAACTCGGTCTCCCGCATCCCAGTACCATCAGTATCCTCGATCTCGGCCTCATAACAAGTCATAAGCCATAGATCTTGGATTTTGGTCGGGTCTTGCTCCACTTTACCAGAATCGAGCATGTTGACATTCTCGTGTTTACGGTATTCTTTCTTCACCTTCACGTCCCAAATATTCCTAACTCGTCTGATCATACTGACTGGGCAGATAGATCGTTTATCAGATTGGAACAACCAATGATTCGTGGATATGGCCATATAGACTAGATTATGGAAGATACGATCTTTCTCCTCAAGACGTGCTTTATTCTCGGGATGTGCTGCATTGCTAAGGTAATCGATCAGTGGGTTTTGATTGTCTGTCCCCGCATTAATTATAGCATTTGCAAAATCTTCCAATATACCCACTTTGGTGGTAGCTCTCAAAGGTGAATATTTTTCATCACCAGTAAATACTTGCAATTGTGAACTTTTCAAGGCATCACCCATCATTAGAAAACCATTTATATGCGCTGCCTGCGCCTGTACTGAGGTCTTCCCAACTGATGATGATCCGTAAAATGCATCACTATATGGAACTATTACTGGTTGTGATCCTCTCACAATTATGTTCATCTCAGCAGCTAAATCAATTGCAATATCCACCATCCTGTTTATTTCAGTTACCACCTTAGTGTCTGTAGTCCTATCCAACAACTTAAGAGCATATTCCACCACCACTGACACCTCCCTCATGACCATGTGTGGGTCAATATCCGTGTTTTTATCGCTCTTATGTAACGTGTGAGCGTAACGAATGGGGGTCATCAATTGTTGTAAGTGCTTGATCCCAGCTTTGTGGGAAAAGACTCCAGCAAAAGATCCAGTGTCTTTAAAATGATTAATCGCTTCAGTGAGGTACGCAAATGTGTCTAAAACCAATCCAGGTCCTTCTGACCATCTAACACCTTCACCAGCGTTAGTAGTTATCTCATCGATGACACATTCTGGTAGATCTTTACTGGAACAAAAAGGTAATACAGCTAAAGACAATAATTTAAGTAAACTTTGTCGTCGGGTGTTATCCTCAGAATCTCTGAGTATAGATGAAGCTATAATTGGATCATCAGTACCAAATATAGTACGTGATACGATGTTCCAAGTCCTACCCAATAGTTTGTGTGACATAGTTAGATTGAATCCTACACCAAGCAAGCTTAGTGTCCGGACCCATACCCTTTCATCGTGGTAGGCCAACAAACCCAATAACGTATTACTGAGAATTTGATATGAAATCTCTGTGTTATCATCAAAAGACATTAACTTCTTTATGAAATCTTGTATCTTAGAATCGACCACAGACCAGCCTTCATTTTCACCAGTCAATACATTATGAATTGTGTCTTCTGCTACATCATCAACAACCTTCACTGATGATTCACCTTCCTCCCAAATATCCACGTCTTGTTCCACGTGTTGTTCACGGTGTTCTGCCTCAAGTCCATCTTCATCAACATTAGGGCCATCATAAGAATACGATGTCCCAACAGAGGATTCATCCTCATATACCGTAATGGTTCTAGAACCATCAGGGTGAAATTTTCCTGGTGGTGGTTCGAATCCAAAAGTACATTCGCCTTGATCGTCTACTGAATGTTGTATCCAATCAAAAACCGCATCCGCCTCATCGTCCTCGTCATCCTCAAAGGTATGGAAAACAATCTCATCATTGTCGTCCGAGTCCCTAGATAACGTATCTTCCAAAATAGTGCTGGTCAGATGCATATCCTGTAATTTATAAGACATAGCAACAACACACATCATCGTGTGTGGGGTTACCATATCCCTGTCAATCATATGGATAGCACCTAAACGATCTACACATCTCTGCAAAGTGTCGTGAGACAGAGAGTTGATCCATTCGCGATCATCAAAATCTAATAAAATCTGATTGAAATGATGGTAGAACTCGCGGATACCTTGGCGTGCATCAATAATAGTCCTGATGACATCGTCAAGGCGGTGTATGCCACCAAGTAAGGGGGTGACATCGTCGTGCAGGGTTCCGGTTTTAAATACCCGCCCCACTTCGCCAGAATCTGCGTAAGCCAAAGTGGGACGTGCGGGTTTGCACGGAAAAGCGAAAGGTAAGGGAACATTGTTCTTTACCATGATACTGAGTAACGAGGAAAATCTTGCCAAGGCAAGAATTCGCTTCTCAGGCTCCACATCAATAACCTGATCGATCATAGAACTATACGGTTCAATGAGATTGGGTTTCTTGGAAAAGAGTCTTTTGTAAAGTCGCCGGGTGCTCGAGGTGATGCTTTGTGTAAAACTGACTAATTTGACTGTCGCTGATAATTGGACTTCGGGGTCAGTCAAACAAAAATCACCTGGTTCGGCGAGAGTGTTTGAGTGCAAAATTTCTTTGCACTCGGGTAAAAAAGAGGGTTCGAATAAATTCGAGATCTCGGATGTGTTGTTTGAGGTGTTACTAACTTCATGCTATTCGGCCTTGCGGGGCTATTAACCCACAACAAGTCCGGTATTTACGGTTTTTAAACTTCTATACGATCGAGGGTTCAAGCCTTAGTCCTCTCTCGCTCATACGGTATTGCATACTATTAAACTCATTCCCGAAGGGTAAGTAACTACCCAAAATGAGAAAACATACGCAACTGGTTTCAATAATATAATATAATCTAATGGTGTATGATTGACAAAAATCCATCCATAGCCATCGGATTTACTAGAATTATATTTACAACTTCGCCTTAATCAAACACAAGTGTTCTGGGTCATCTAGGCTATGCCATCCAGCATATACGCCTCAAATTGTAAAATACTACACCGTTTATACAAGGATAGATAAGATCTGGAACAAGCTCCATGTGGTCCGCACACACCCCCCCTTGGGGGTCCCCGACCTTTACAACCTAAAAAGGGTGACCAAAAAGGTCAATTACATCAAGGAATAACACTTCGGGTAAGCTCATCACCAAAATTATCATATTATACTAAATAAAACAACCGCCCTCTTGCCCGTGTGCAGGAGGTGGTGAGATTCACTCACAACTATCCTTAGTCATAGATGCCTAAGGATGCATCGGGTATAAGACCACTTCAACCTAATTGTCGTATAGGCTGCCTTCACAATATTATATTGCTGTATGACGCACTTCTTAAAGTAAGTGATACCTTGTTTATTTACTCTTGTCTTGAGGTTCGATAATCCTATCGCTAGGGGTCCGTAGATTACGTATAGTTCTATGCATATTAAACCTTGCATTGATCAGTAGGCGGGAAACTGTAAGGTTCTCCCTGGTTCTCTTGCGACTAGCGCTACGGGTTAAGAAAGCTATCTCCTTACCGTCATTTAGACTTTTTCTCCTAAAATAAAACGTAGGATACTTAAATGCTTTATGTGTGTGAATTAAGACAATAGAAAGCAATATTGTCATATATATTGAATGGATATATATTCACAAAATGGAAATCTCAGTATCATCATACCAGACTAATCTGATACCTCTGTTTCCCTATCTTGTCCAAGGATAGGTAAGGAAAAATTAATGTTAAAGTTCAACTAAGTTGACTAAATACATCGTGATTCATTGGGAAATGATCACAACAT